TCTTCTCCGTCGTACAAATCTTTGCGAGGTGAGTCTACGCCATAAGTTGAAGAGAAGTTTATGATACTTCCGCTTGCATTCCATCGAGCATATTCTCGACAAACAGAAAACAAAGCAGTGAGATTGATATCCATATACTTTTTAAATGAATCTAAGGATATTGTCCACAGTGTAGACTTATCAATGTTCGAATCAATGTGATGATTCAATGCAAACAGATTCACGAGACCATCAGCAGGATTCTCTTTGAAGAATGACTTTACATATCTTTCATCTGTTAAATCATGACCGTCAACATAATCTAAACCAATGCAATCATATCCACGCTCTGTGAGGTATGAGGTAACTGCACTGCCTATTAGACCCTTGTTTCCGGTAATGATTACTTTCTTCACTATTCAAAGTCCTGTATTGTTTTTCTGAGTGCATCGGCCTTTGCTCTGGCTAAATCCAAACTTCTATAGTTAGTTTTGAAAACCATCATCTCAGACTGAATGCGCTCTGCTACTGGACATAATCCTTGTTGATATTCGAGGCCCTCATAGATGGATGGCATGCGGCGCACAAAACTCTTATTGGACATTACAGGCTCCAAATAAGGCACCGACCATGCACCATAGATTCCGTCTCCACCATTTTGCATGTATCGCTTTCTAAAATCTTGCCAAGAAACACCATTGATTTTCTCACCTTGATATCGAACACCAAGACTCCAGTAGCTATTAGTACTATAATCGGGAGTATATTGTGGTACAAGATAATCACAATCTTGTATAGCATCAAGGAATATCTTCGCAGAGTCTATGCGTAGTTGCACCAAGTCATCAAGTCTTTCAAGTTGTGCTAATGCAATTGCTGACAAAAACTCTGACAATCTATAATTCCAGCCGATTGTATCGTGTCTCTTATAGTTTGGATTCTGAAACACATCCAAATCAGCCTTTACGCGGCCTTCGTCTGCTTCAAGATTTTTAAAGCCATGACCACCAACTTTACGGGCCATCTTGGCATATTCAGAATTGTTTGTAATAAGAATACCGCCCTCACCACAAGACAAGTGCTTAGAGTTTTCAAAACTATAACTCGCCATATCTCCGATAGTTCCGACCATCTGTCCTTTGTAGGTGCTCGTAAAACATTCCGCATTATCTTCAATAACCGGAATACCATATTGTTTTGAGATACGCATGATTTCATCCATCTCACAGGGCAAGCCATAAACACTAACGATGGAGATGGCCTTCGTCTTTGGTGTAATCTTTCTTTCTATGTCTTCCGGGTCAATAGTAAACCTATCTTCAAGAACATCAGCATACACAGGAACTGCATTCGCATGAATAGTTGAGCTTGTATTCATAATAACCGTAAACGCTGGTGAGATTACTTCGTCGCCGGGCCCAACACCCACAGCTTCTAGCGCTGCATGCAGAGTACTAGTTCCAGAGTTGAAAGCGATACCGTGCTTTGCTGACATTTTTGCTGCAAACTCTTTTTCAAGCTTACCGGTCCAACTACCTTCGGTAGAACTCCAGCTTTCTGAATTCAGAACCTTTGTTATATACTCTAACTCGTTCCCAAGAAACTTACTAGGATTATTCATTTGTCTTCTCTTTTAATTTTAGCTGCGTTTTGTTAACTTGATTCTGCTTCCATTGAGTTTCAAGAAAGTAATTTATATTCTTGACAGATGGATTAGAATCTAAATACGCTAATATCTCTCTCATAGTATAAGATGTATCATCAAAAAAGTCAATAACATTTTTAAAAAAATCAAAATCTTCTTGATAATCAAGCGTCATCCTTATGTCTTTTCTGAGTATGTGATCGGGAATATCTTGCAAATCGTGAACCTTGAACAAACCAGTCTCTGTAAAATACACCCACATCATCTCAGTATCGTCTGTATCTTTGATTTCGCATACCTTTTTCAATGCTGCATGTTTGATACCATACGTAAATGAACCGCAAACAACATCATCAGATTTTATAAAATCAATCGAACCATCAGCGTCATATTGTGTAAATGCGAGGTCCATCATTTCTGGGTCACAGAACAAATCATCACCATCGGCAGTGACAAAGAAATCTATCCCATACTCATGGCAGGCGCCGTTCCATCTTTCAAGCTTGTCGGATACGCTGCCGCGGTGATATTCAATACCGTTTCTGGTTGCTATCTCACACAACAAGTCGTCTTCTGGTAGCTCCGTTGTACACAAAACCACAACTTCACCAAGCTTTGACTTCTTAGCTTGTTCTATAACGTATTCGATTGTAGGTCGACCTTTTATCGGCTTGTAGCATTTATTGTTCAAGCGAGTGGAAGCACTTCTGACTGTGATTAATATTCCTCTCATATGCTTATATTGTTTTCCTTGAGTGTATCAATTAACTTTTGACAGGGTTTATAGTTTTGCCTTGTTTCTCTAATCATTCTTTCTATGGAGCCTTTCGCAGAATAATAACTATGGATATTTTTAGCACCTAATCCAAAAAATATAGTGCTTCGATCCTTGTTTTCGCCTATATTACCATGATGAAATAATCTCTCATCAAAAACTACAACATCACCGGCTTTTACAGAAAGATTCACTTCCTCTTGTGAGTCGATTCTTTCTCTGTCACTAATATCATTACCTAGTCCAGCACCCATACCATTTTTGTGACTTCCAACGTACACAGATAGTGCACGATTGTCCGGATGATCTTGCAAATAAACTGCCAAATTGTATACTTTAAATGGGTTTTCATCCGTTAAATTTTCCTCTAAGAAGCTATAATTTTTAGGTTTTTGCGACAAATGTCTAATCTGAGTGTCATCGTGCCAGCCTAATGCCAAGAAATTATGATGAACATCAAAGTTATGCAGAAAGCAAACTTCATTGTCGAGCAGCTCCCTCATAGGGTCCATTAAACTTTTCAGTGAAAATATATCATGTAGTGCAAACAGTTTTTCATTGTTTAACGCATTTGGTTGTGCAGTATTTCCTTCAACAGCAGTATTTGGTCCAGAAAAATAATCCACGATTGTTTTCTTAAAAATTTTTACATAATCTTCTGGGATTCCTCCCTCGATAACATAATAGCCTCTTTCTGACATTGCCTCTTTTATATTTGTCATTGTTGCTCTCCTATAAAGTATTTTTTCAGCAACTCGTCAATCTTCAATTTGTGTGGATAATGAACATCCAGAAGTCTTTTAAAAAAATCTATTTGTGGTTCAATCGCATGTATGTCATGTCTGTAATGATGTGTATTGTTACCATTGACTTTCTTCATTGATTCTTCGTCCTCAAATTCATCATAGTATACGATTCCACATTTACCAAAATTATAAAACGAGTTGCCAGTTATATACAAACTTTCAACATCATAATTCATCAACACAATCATTGCCGAAAGGCCTGTGCTTGATGTGGTGCCGACTTCCTTATATACTTTGAACAAGTACCCGTCACTGACATTGTGCCACGGTATGCTCCAAGAATCAACTATTTTACCATATTTATCTCTATCCCACATTGACGGGCCTGCGCCGTATATGTGTTTAAGTGTTTTTACCCATCCTAAATTTTCATTCAGCGCTGCCATCGATGGACCATTTAAATTACTGGCCAATATATCAGTTCTGTGTCCAAAGTCGACCCATCGATGCTTTGGTATCTCTTGAGTTTGATTAACTCTAATAATAACATCGTGACTTTCTATAAAATCTCCCATCTTTTGACCCACAAGGTGCGCAGAAGGACCAACAAAGGCAACCGTTTTACCCTCTATAAGTTCCATAAGATGAGGGTTTTTATTGTAATCTTCAAATTTTCCGGGAAACGGATCAGAGCCATAAGCGTTTTGCATGGAGCCCAGATTTGACAACTGAGCTTCTGGAATTGGGTTACTACAAATCCATGGTTGTGGAGGATCTGAGCACGGTACCCCTGCAACATTATCAGAAAGTCCATCAAACCATTTTTCTATGCTTACCATATAAAGTTCTTCTTGTAGTATTGGACGATATCGTATATCTCTTCATCAAATTTTTTCTTTGGTTCCCAGCCGAGCGCTCGGAGTTTATCATCATTCAAAGCATATCTGACGTCTTGACCTTCTCTCGAATAGGAAAAGTCTACATATTTCTCCCACTTGTATTCTGATTCGTGAAAATGATCAATAACTTTCAGAACAGTGTCAATATTCTTTTGTTCAAATCCACCAGCAACATTAAACACTTCGTTTACGGCGCCAGAATCAATTATTGACATGACCGCTTCTGCTGTATCATCAGCATGTAACCAGTTGCGAACCGGTGTTCCACCATCATGCAATCTG